GTTTCATTAGAAGATTGATTACCTAGTTTATCCTGTGCTTTGATAAGATAAGAACCTGTAAGTAAGGGTAGAGTTACACTTGTGGCTGGTCGTGCAATTCTATCTATTAAGTCAATAGAGTTTTGCCATGTTGGATTAACTAAATCTGTACTAAATTTTAAAACATAATAATCAAGATCGAGGTCAGATATAGCCGACCAACTTAATAAAGCCTGATCTCCAAGAACATTAATTGCAAAATTTTCTACATCACTTGGAACTGCTGTTTGACCAATAATTTGTCTTTGTTCTGTAACATAAGTAGATTTAACTCCTAAAGCATTTATACCACGAACTCTAACTGTATAAGTGGCATTATCAATTACATTCAATACTTGATGTCTTAATGCAACACCTCTACCTACAAGTTTAAAATTATCAACAACTGCTGTACCATTCCTGTCAGTATCTTGTCTTAATTCTACTTCGTATTGATCTATAAATTGATCAGGAGATGCACCTATTAAAACATTTAAACGAGTAATAACTGTTCCATCATTATATTCAACTAGATCATCAGTTAATGTAACACTTGCTGGTGGTTGAATAGAATTAGGATTAGGTAAAATAGTATCTGCAATAGTGGGTATAGGATTCTTTTCATTAAAGGTATAAAAATTATCTTGGTGTTCAAATAACTGAACATTAACAGTTAAATCTTCATTTATTTCTAAACCTAAAACTCTAAAAGGTTTATTATCAAACCCACCACTAGGATATGTAATTCCTACAATATCTCCAATTTCTAGTTCTAAAAATTCTGATGTTAATGTTAATTGTATTTGTAATTGGTTTCTTGATCTTCTTAAAATAACCTCACATAAAGCCTCTGCACCATATTGAGAAGTTACATTAGGAAATTGAAAATTACCTTCTAATAAAGTTCCATTATCTTCTGCTAACATTGTTGCGTGTTGAAATGCTGATTCTACATTAGAATCATCTGCTGGTGGAAACGATACAGTATCATTTTGCCAATTCTTAAATGGATTAACATAAGTTCCAATAACACGATTGTATTTATTATTTTTTCTTTCTCCTAAAACTTTAGCACCACCTATTACATGATCTTTAGTAATTGTTTTAACGATTGTGCCTGTACCCTCAATTTTTAATTTATAAACACCATCATTATAAGTAAATAATGCTCTCATTGGATTGACAAGTTTTTTTACATTGTCTAAGACTTTTTGGTCAGTATCTATTACTGCATTGGATTCAAATTTAATTATCGCTGGAACTACATCAGTTACATATTCTCCATTAGTAAATATTCCTGATAAATTTGTGCTATAACTTCCACCACTTTCTCGCCATTCGAAAGTCATGGTTGTATTTGTTGGTGCATTACCATAATAAATTATAATTGGATATTGACCACCACTTGTTAAACTTTTACTTCCCGATCTTGTTTCTGTACCATGCCAACCACCATTATTAACTACAAGTTTTGCACTTCTATTAGCTTCCACTTCTTTAAACAAACTATCAACAGTTTGACCATTATTACCAATATAAACATGAGAAGCATCATCTGATGTTGTTTTAAATTCATAAGTAGTTGTTGATGTTGGGTTTATATATCCATAATATCTATCAGATGTATATTCTCCTGTAGTGATACCACTAATGCTTGTTATTGTGCTTTCTGATGTTGGAAATCTATTTAAAAAGAATCTTGGATTATCACTATAATAACCATTAAAGTCTTGTCTTTTTAATCCTGAAAGACCTGTTACTATTTCTGTTCTTGGTACAATTTCTTCTTCACATTCATCTGCTGAAGTTTTGAAAGATGCAAAGTCAGATTCAAATGCACTATCAGGTAATCCTTTTCCGTATCTAGTATTTCTTAAATAATCTAATAATACTAATGCAGAGTTTGGTGTGTATTTAACTGTATCATCTCTAGGGTCATATACTTTTTTACCCTCTAAGGTAACTTTAACTTGTGGAATTGAACTAAATATATCTTGATTCCATTCAAATCTAAATGCAATATAACATACACCTCTTAATCTATGATTAGATGTCCAATTAGTAGAGTTAGTTAAAATAGAAGATGCTACTTGATCGTCTTTACCATAAAATGCTTGTGCTTGAATATACGATCTGTCTTTATAAAAATTAGCATCTCCACCCGATACATTTCTTACTACTCCGTGATCTAAGTTGCCATCAAAGATAACTTTTTTATCATCAATAAATATTTCTTCTATTTCTTCTATTTCTCCCTCTGAAACTACACAAGCCATGTATAAGTATTTATTATCTGAGCCTGAAGTTTCTATAAATACTCTAGTAATTCCGACTTGTCTTCTTCCATAGACTACAGGGATTTGTGCATTGTTTGATTGCTTATTAATTAATACACCTTTTTCTTCTTCGGGTGTTTCAAAATCAGGAATATCAGGAACAGGTATAAGCCACCCAATAAATTTACTTACAACATTTACAACAGCTTCTACTACACCACCCATTAGTGAAAACTCCTTTTAAACTTTTGACCAACTCTATAAATATCACTATCAACTCTTAACCAATTAATAGAATGATCTACTTTTAATTGTTTTCTAAAATAATTATAAACCCAACGCATCATACTAAAAGTATTTTTAATAGATACAATTTCTATTAACCATAAATTACTACCAGAGTTCCATTCATTTGATTTTATCTTGCCTGTTTGTTTAAATCTTTTTTCTACAAGATCATGTAAGTAAGCCCAATTTACAAAGCCAACTAATTTATTATTGTCATAAAACTTTTTAAATTGATTTAGCTTTATAGACGGAAGTAAATAAGATGATAATTGATTGTCAGTTTGATTTTTATAACGATCAAATTGTTTGAATAGATTTATAACATCTTGCATTATGATCTACCCCATTTAATATCTTGAACAGTTTGTGAGGCAAATTCAAAACCTAAGTCATTAGCAAAGTGTAATTGTTGTGAGCCTGTGTTTGTTTTTCTACCCTCTATTTTACTAAAATCTGACCAATGAGATGCAATAACAATATTAGCATTTGAACTATTGATATTTTCATCAATGTTAAAAGATTCTATTCTGCCTTTAAATAAAAGAAATGGGTCAGATATTAAGTTTTCGCTACTGTCTAAAAAACCTTTATATATTTCAGCTTCTTTCTCCATGTATTGATTAGATAAAAATAAAGATATAATTGTTTGATCTGCACCAGAAAAAAATACAGTAATATTACCAACTTCTATTTCTGATGATTCTTTTACACTAGATACTTTTAAAAATAATGATGATGCTGAATAAGTATTAGAATCGTATGTTAAATCTTTGTAATGATCTGTAAATCTATATCCTGTGCCTACATTGATATAAACGAGAGTAATAGGTTGTAAGCTATCAGTTTCAAGTTCATTCTTTAGTGCTGTTGTTAGGTTTCTCGTCATATTCTTCGTAATTAGTTTGGGTTACACTTTCTGTACCTTTTAACATAGTATATTCAAATTTGCTATTAGGTTTCTTATATTCCTTTAGATCATTTATTGAAGTATCTATTTCATCTTCATTAACAATAGCTTCGGCAATAAAATCGGCACTTATTCTGTGTACTATTTTATATTTTTTCATTAAAGATTTTCTATCAAGTCTATTTGATACTTATAAAGATCATTTGTCACTATGTTATATTCTTGAATATCATTTTTAAGTCTTACAGTAAAATCAACATTATCATAAACCAATGCAACATCATCAGCTACATCTGATCTTAATGGTGGTTCAAATGTAAGTGTGCCAGAGCCTGTACCATCTGCATCTAAATCTTCAACTGCCATATATACTTTTTCTTGACCAGTAAATCTAAAATAATCTCCAGCTTTAAGTATTCCGTTTGTGCTTGTTGTCATGCCATCTATTGTGCAAGTCGTAGCACCAGCAGATATAACACCATCAACACTTATAGTTCCTGTAGCAACACCTTGTGCATTTGAAACAACTGGTGGAATAACTGTAAATGTATTTAATCTTGATCTTTGTTTCATAAGAAATGCTTTAATCGGTGCAAAGTTTGATCTAGTCATTGGTGCGTAATCCAAAGTAATTGTAAATTTTTGTCCATCAATTTGTCTTGTTTGAACTCTACCAGATGTGGTAACTGAAACTATTGTGTTTTGTTCTGAGCCTATTTGAGCATCACTTGCAACAGGAGATGTAGGAAATTGTCCAGCCATATTATACTAATGCCTCTTTACCTTTTTCATTTAATGCTGAATTAACTGCATTAACTATTGTTGCTCTATTATCTAATAATAATTCTTTTACACCTTTTACATCAGTTGCACTAATGTTAAAATTAACTGTTGTTGCACCACCCATACCACCTGTACCTCTTGCAGATTGTGTAATTTGTCCTGTTTGGTTTGGAATAAATAATTCAGGCCCTTGTTCTCCAACTACGATTGGTCTATTTTTTGATACAGCACCACCTTTTGCAAAACCAAAAAAACCACCACCAGAACCACCACCACCACCACCAAGTGCTACTAAGATTGCTTGAAGTGCAACTTGTTTTTGTTTTTCTCTTGTAATATTTTTTTCAGTATTTAATCTTGCATTTTCTTTATCGAATAATTTACCTAATAAAAATTTTTCTATTGTTAATAATGCTATTCTTTCAATAGTCTTAGCAATAATTTCAATTAATAAACTTCTTGCTATTTGTTTAAATGTTTCTGCCATTCCTTTTCCTAAAACAATAGATTGTGCAATTCCTCTTGAAAAAGAGCTAATTGTAGAAGTCATTACTGAAAATATTTCACTAGATAATGAAAATTGTTCATTTTGTTCTTTAATCTGATCTGTTATTTGTTCTAATGTTGATTTCTGTCTTTTATAATTATCATGTAAGCTATGTTGAAAATCAAAAACACTTTCTGTATTTTTCTTAATTTTTTCTTGTACTAAAGATGTATTTTCTGTTGCCTCTTTTAATTTTTTTTGTGCTTCAGCAGTTCGCATAATACTATCTTCATACGATCTTAAATCTCTTAATATTTGTCTTTGTTGTTTGTTTATAAATTGAATATCAATTCCAGGAATCTTATTTAATAAATTTAATAACCCCTCATAAGCATCTCGAACACCCTCAACAGCAGTTGCAATACCTTTAATAGATATTGAAAATAATTTTACTGCACCAGCCAAAACTCCACCAATAACTTCTGAAATAGTTTCAAAGGCATCTGCATTTTCTTCTATAAATTCATTTAAGTCTTTAAACTCTCCTTTTAAAGCACTAAAAAATTCTGCATTGGCAACATTCTTTTTAAAGTTAAACAATTTATCTCCAAGCATTGATAAAGTACCAGTAAATGTATTAGCAAGTTCATCAGTTGCACCACCAAATTTTCCATCTTTACCAAATACTCTTTCAAATGCTTTAATAGTTTCTTCTGCTGTTACAGTTGCACCAGCTTTAAATCCAAGCATATCTCTAACACCTTTTTCTCTAAAGATGTCAGCAGAGGCGATACCAGCAGTAAATGATCTTTGTATTTGTTCTCCAGCAGTTTGAAAATCTATACCTGTTACTGCCGCAACATTACCTGTTATTTCTAAAATTTTTGAAAGTCTATCAGCATCTCCAGCAACTACTGCTAAATTTCCTGATGCCGCCTGAATTTGCTCTAGTGAAAATGGAACTTTAGATGCAAAATTTGCCATTACATCAAAGGCTTTTGCACCTTCTTGTGTACTACCAAATAATTGTTTTAATCTTACTTGTAAATCTTCAACACTTCTTCCTGTATTTACAAATGATTTTACAACAAGACCACCACCAAGACCAACTAACGCACCCTTTACTGAAAATACTGCATTTTTTAATTTATCTAATCTACCTCTAATTCCATTAAAGGCTTGTTTAGTTTTATCTTGTGCAAGTATATTTATTTTAAGATTCTGTGCCATTATCTGTGTTTTGCTTTCCTCATAGCTGATTCATGTTCCTCTTGTTCAATCATCATATAACCAAGCCAATGATTATACTCCCAAACTTCCATTTTTAAAAGTTCAGATAAAGTTATTTTTAACCTATCAGCAAGGATAAGTAAATTTTTTAATTCAGGTGTTGAGTTTAGTTTTTTTTTACTTCTTCAGGAGTGAGATTTTGAACCATAGCATTGGCAATCTTTGCTACGACATCCGAATCTACTTTATACATTAAAGCCATTTTATCTTCTGGTTTAAATATTTTATTTCCATCTTTGTCTAAGGCTTTCATTACAAGAATGTCAGCAAGAATACTTACATCTGACATATTACCAGATTTTTTGAATAGAATATTTTTTTCGTAAAGATTTATTGGATTCCAATAGATAATACTTGGCTTTCCATGTTCATCTTTCCATTCAGGAACTTCTATAGATTGAACACCTATATTCTCAAAATGAGAACGAGCATGATCTAAAACTGACATAAATTAGATTATACAGTTCCTACAGTTAAAGCACCAGTTCCTTGAAATGTAACAGTTCTAGAAACAATAGCATCCATTGAGTTGTTAATACTCATACCAGTAATAATACCAGTACCAGTATAACTTGCGTCTCCAGTTGCATTACCTTCTGGTAATAAAACAAATGCGATAGATGAACCAGCAGTTAAACTTTCTTGTTGAGTACTAGCTTCGTCAAAG